AAAAGTAACGTGCGATCGTACGGCGTGTATTCTATAATGCGATGCTTATTTGTATTCTTAAAGTCACTTACAAAGTTAGTGTACGGGGAGTCATAATGTATTCTTTTGTTATGCGTAAAATTGCTGTCCACTAATATGATTTCGTCAAATGCGTCAGCAGTAAATTTGCTGGTTGGCGTTTGCTTATGATATTCCAGCGTTCCAGCATCAGTAATTAGACATACTGGCTTGTCTGGCATCGCATAACGGGCGTACCGCGCTGCTATTATTGCCAGTTTAATATAATCAATTTCGTTTGTATTATAGGCAAATAAGACGACGCCGGAAGTTTCTGTCATTACCAATCCATTACCTTCTTGACGTTACGGGCAGTTGCAAGCTTTGCCAAATCAACAGAGTATTCATTTGTAGCCATAAAGTACGCGTTCATCAATTTATCTTTGAATACAAGCAAATCATTTACCTGTATTGTATTGCCACGAGTATCAATTAAAATAGCTTCAGTATGTCCCCCCAGCAACAATGTGGCTGCAAATCCAATTGTTGTGCTGTCTGCGGTAAACACACCATCATTATGATGCACTACTATCATGGTTTCAAATCTACGTTTTAGTGCAATGCGGCGGTTTTCAATCGTGATACGATAATTTGAAAAGGCCAGCGCCTTTTCTAAACGGTCATCCATATATATTCATCCTTATGATAACACCATTATAGCATCTATATGAATTTTGTCAATGGAAACAAATAGTTAAAAGAGAGGAATTGGCTCAAAGTATACGTCTGTCATATCTACTACACCGCCGCCGCCTGACGTGCTGCTGAATGTGATATTGACTCGTGACACTGGACCAGCTATTTGGAACAATGCGCTTGCCGCTGCATCTGTTGGTAAAAATGTACCACCAGTTGCTGCTACAGTTTGAGCTGTAACATTAAGGTTGGCGCCTGGTGTAATAACTACCGCAGTTTCATTGTTTGCAGCATCATATGCGATTACTGTAATTGCTTCGTTGCGATTGGCACCTTCGTCAATGTCAGAAATTCGGAACGCAACATTATTGACATTAGATGATGCAGCTTGTCCAGGGTTAGCTTGGAATTGTAGCGAGAATGATGCTTGGTTGCCACTTGTGGTACCAGATCCTTGTTGCGTCATTGCACTACCGCTTGCATCAAAGCATTCACCTGTACCAACATATACCGCAGAAGTTGCTGTTATTGATGTGGCACCGCTTAGCAATGCTGTCCAGGCGTATACCACGTTCATAACACCAGTGTCTTGTGTAAATCCAGAGCTAAGGTCTGTTCCTGCGCCACCTTGCGTGATCCAGTTCAGTGATTCCTTACGATACGCAACACCAGCATTACTGGTATATGCACCAAATGCTGTACCATCTATACCGTCAAGGCTGAATGTTGTGGCGTCAATTACGGTAACTGTGTAGCAATTACCGTTTAGTTCCGTCATGCCAACAACATCAGCAATACGTACCATCTCGCCAGTTGTCAATCCAGTTGTATCACTTACTGTAATTACTACTGGATTGGCCTGTGTGGCACCTGCGATTGTAAACGCTGATGCGAATGATGTACCAGTGCTAACAAAACTTTCTTGCGCTGTCAATGTAGGTATAAAATTAGTTACCGCATAAGTTGCACTATTGTCTATTACAGCCTCGGCTAACGTATATCCTGAATTCTTTGTGGTTGTACCTTCTACAAATTGTGGAAAGTCTGTGTCATCCAACACTGCACGGATATCAATACTAACATTGCCTGCTGACGGGACGTTCTCTAATAGGCGTGCCTCCCAGCGAATAACTAATGCATTATATGTTGAGTATGCGTCAGGTGTGCCGTCAGTGTCAATAGGGTTTGATGGGCTTGAGCTTGTAAACACTGTTTGATAAGTTCCAGTAAGTTCATATGCACCAATACCAGATGTAATGCCATTTGAACCAGTTTGCCTGGCTGTATCATAGTTCATAATCAAGGTACCCATTTCAGTTACCACTTGATTCCAGTTTGCGTAACCAGGGTTATTTGCATTGCCAGTCATACTCAGTGCGCTACGTATTTCGCAACCAGCATTTAAGAAATATCGTAGATCATTATATGTAGTCCATGAAAATCTGGTTGTGGCTGCTAGTTGTGCTGTCCAAGGTTCTGATCGGGCATATGTTAAAATACTACCAGATACAACTGCTAAATCATTTGCCCAATAAGTACCGCCAGTTAAAATGTCAGCAGTGATAAAGTTTTGTACGGCCACAAATTCGGTTGGTGTAATTAAAGCACCAACTGCAACGCGTGTTACTTCGTTTGTACCACCTGTGCGCAATTCAGTAATGTTCAATTTGTCAATAAGGTTATTTGTATTTGCCTCAACATAGGCCTGCAATGTAGCTTCATCAGACAAAATTTGATCACCAATTACAATTGGATGAACGCTTGCTTGCTGTCCCCACCCGTAACGGTGTGCTGTTCGTACATATGCAAAAATTTGCGTACCGGCTACCACTGGGCTAATAATTGTGACACTATCATTGCCTGATAAATTTATGCTTACTGTATAATCTGTTCCTGAGATCAGGGTTACATCATTTAATGTGACCACAATAAAGTCAGCTGATGTAATTTGTCCTGTTAGAGTAAACTCAGTGCCTGCTGGTTGATCACTTCCCGGAATGGTATTCAATATGATGTTTGAACTATAATACCCCAAGCCAACAGTATTATCACTATAAAGTCGATTGACTTCTAATGCTAATGTGTTGTAATCTTGAACCTCAATTGGTAGTCCGGTTGTTAATACCACTTACTTTGTTCCTACTACTGCCTCAACGACACCTGCTTCGTCGTTAATTTTATTCTCTAGTGCACGGCCTATAACGGTATATACGCTTGCACGATCTAATACGCCTGCCATTGCATGTCCTGGTACTGATGAAGCTACAAGCCTATCACCTTTATTTACTTTGCCAATAACTTTAACTGGAATTCTGCCTGCCAGGGCCACGTATGGGTGAGTCTTCTTTGTTCCTGCACCATCGTTCATACCAAATGCTGGTTTATCGGAAATAACACCAAACACATCTGTGCAATATTCAGTATCAGTCTGTGTAATTTCCTTAGTACCGCCAATTTTAACAACAGTGCCATAACTATATTCAGCATCTGATGCGTAACGTTCTGCAAGGTCAGCGTACAATGCTTTGGTTGCCGTTCCGCTGAATACATAATCTCCAGCTGTATTCAAGTTAATACCCTGGCGCACTAATGGAAATTCTGAAGATAACACGGTAACTCCATTTTCCAAATACTCAGTATCTGCTCCACCATCGTTTTGTGGTGTCCAACCAGTTGCTCCAATATCATCTGAGCTTTGAATGCTTACAATTTTTCCATTTACAATAGTTTCTATTGTACGATATTGGAAACCATTTGTTGCATTTCGGGTACGTGCCACAATGCGACTGTCACCTGCAACATCACTAAATGATATCCATGAACCGTTATAGTAAATATACAGCAAACCAGTGTCGCTGTCTAGCCAAAAATGACCGTCTGTCTCACCAACACTTGTTGGTGCATTTGACTGCACCGCCATATTAGCTATTGACTTCCAATTACCAGAATTTGCTACTGTGTTATCAAAATATCTGAGTGAGTTAGATGCAGAGTCAAACCAAATTTGGCCCTCCACGGGTTTGCTAGGTGCAGAACCACTTGCAAAGTTTTCCAACAGATGCAGCATGTTTTCTGCTACTACTTCACCATAACCTTTATAGCCTCTTCCGACTAAGCCGATATTGGTGGTTGTATCAACCGCTGAGTTAGCAACTGTTATTGCTGTTTTGGTTCCGTTTGTGAAATCTACTGTATATGCCATGTGTTATCCTGCTGAGATCCTTACGGTGTAAATCACTTCGATTTTTCTGTTCTGTGATTTTTGAACTGGATGAAATATCAAGTGCGTTAGTAATCTACCTTGTTGCGAAACTAGACCAATCTCATCAAATACAAAGTCACCCTCTTGGCTGGCTGTATTGTCAAGTGGATCTTGCCCTGCGGGCTCACCATAATCTAGTGTGCATGTCACGACCACATCACTGTATGTCGTTCCACCTGTGTGAACCACAGATGTATTATTTGCAATATCATCATTAACATTAAAGTTAACAATTTTTGTATAGGTTTTATTATATAATTCAGCAGTAACATCTGTTACATTTACTGTGTTATATGTAACATTGCCACTGCCATCAATAACTACACCACCATTACCAAAAGACAATCCGTTAATAAATCCTGTGAATGAATTAATTCCTGAGGTATTGGTTAATGATGATGCAATTGCAAAGCTCATATTTTCACGATGAATTGCATTACGACGATTTAAAATAATCTCGCCTGTAGCAGGGTCACGTATTAAAACGTGGCCTTCAACATGTAATTTTAGATGATCCACAATGATATACCTATTCTATTCACGTATTTAGCATTATTAATCATAGCAATTATGTCACTGTTCCAATTTCACCAGTTACATACCATGTATCAGTTGCTGCTTTATATAGTTTTGCTTCGCTCCATTGGGCCGTAATATTACCACTGCCAGTCAAAACACCATTTAATGTTACACCAGCACCGCCAGCACTTCCAGTAATTGTAGTAGCACCTGCACCAATTTGAATAATACGAATTTCAGTACCAATAGGATAATCAATTGCAGTGCTGTCTGGTATTGTAAGTGTGTTAGATGCAGCATTGGCCATTGTTATGATTCTGGATTGATCTGCCAATACACTGGTATATGTAGTGCCAGTCTGTGGATTAATTGTCCAAGTATGTTTAATTTCACCAGTAACGTTGAGTATCGCCCCGTTCCATGTAAGGTTATTGTTGCCTTCAACCAAGGAGTCGCTAGCCCATACAGCTATCTGGTTATCTGCTGGTGTACCACTCTTGGTGATATCTGTACCTGTATAAACATAATATGTGTTGGCTGTGCCAGAATATACTGCAACAGCAAATGTATCAAAAGGAGTTGGGCAGATAATAACTGTACTTTCACCACCACCTGCTTCAGTAAGGCCGTTAATAGTCACACCATTTGCCGCCCCAACAATTTCCATTGTTTGATTGGCTGCTTTGATAAAGGTGACAACCAACTGTGGTGGTGTGCCAAGTGCTGACGAAACTGGTAGGGTCCAACGTGTGGTTCCTGTTGCGCCGGCGTTTGTTTGATAAGTCAAGTTATCTGTGGAACCAAGTACCTTTTCATTTCCAGATGTTGCATATGTTGTTGTGTTGTTTGCAACACGATTATTGTCAACTCGCAACAGCGCTTGATTGGTTGATGGATTAGTTACTGTAATACCATTGCCAGTTTGGAAGGTTAACGTAGTTGCATTAAATCCAGTTGCGCCAACACCATTTACAGGTGCGTTGCCTATTGAAATATTTTCAATTGGTGCTGTGGGAATACCATCAAGTTTTATACCATCTGTTGCAATATCTCTGCCGTCTACTGTGCCTGTAACCACCAAATTGCCAGTCAAAGTCAACGTTGTAGTGTTGCCATCCCATGTAAGTTCACCAAAGCCAACCAATGTTGTAGCATCTGCCCATACTGCAATTTGATTTATTGATGGGCTACCTGTTGCTGATAATGCAGATGCGTCTGCAAATGATATGTTCAACCATACTGCATTACTTGTGCTATTATCAGCACACATATAAGCAACGTCATTCGTCTCATCAATCCAAATGTCACCAAGTTGGAATGTACCATTACCACTTGTGTTTGCATCATCGTCAGTAGCTGCTGGTGATGTTATAAACCCAGTTGATACAAAAGCAACTGAGTCTGCGATGTTTGTCCATTGGCCACGCAAATCGCCAGCGCTAATTTCACCTAATGTGTTGTCTGGGAAAAGGGCGGTAGTTTGCGCTTTAAGTTCTGTGCTGTCTAATTTTGCCATGTCAATCCTTGTTGTTTATATTTAGCTTCGCAATACGTAGCGATTTCATATTATGACGTATGTATTAGTCAAGTTTAAAAGTTTTTGACTTCATCTGGCGTTGCATCAATCGATGCTTGTGCCCGGCTACGCTCTGATTCGTCTGTTACAATAGCTGGGTTCGCCACTTGCTCTACTGTTGTGGTACCATCGTCAGAGTATATTGCTATTTCCACAGTTGCCGGCAACGCTTCAATTGCTGTCTGTCCTAATATAAGTTCAGTTACGGCTACACCTTCATCATCGATCTCACCAGTGTCTTGTTGATAGTAAACCTCTTCACGGCCAACTGCTAATTCATATTTTTCAAGTCGTAGTGTTGCTCTTCGGTATCGTAATAGATCAAGATTAAAGACGTTATTTGTCTCACTAATCTGATTGTCGTGTATCCAGTTCATTGCCCATGCTTCATAATATGTGGGATCTGAAACCTGAAGGGCTGTTCGTTGATGTACAGCCATCTCTAGATTGTATATTGCCAGGCCTCGATTATACGCCTGAGCAACAGACAAATACGCATCGCCTTTTTGCATGAATACTGTCATTCTGACACCTCGCAATCTATGTCTACAAATACCACTGCCGGAGCCACAGCAAATACTACTGAGTATATGAAACCATCAAACGTTACAGTATAATCATTACCTGATCCTTCACGCTTCCTTGCTCCATCAGAGTAGACAAACTTAGGTTCCCATCCGTTGGGTAGAGCGAAGGTTGTTTCTGAGCTGTCGCCTGTAAAAGCAAAGGTTTCGATGCGATATTCTGCGGCACCCTTGTTTAGTTCTTTCCGCAAATTGATTGCTGGTTTGCTTATTGATACGGTCATTGCTTAATCTCCATTTCGTCAACCACTGATATAAAGGTGGTGACTGCTGTTGCGTCCCTTGAGACTGGTGTGATGCCTGAGATAGTAGCCATGCCGCTTGCACCACCAACATAAAGCAAATCGGTCACTGGATCGTGGGACAAAGCGGTGACAGCATCGGCAGACAGGACTGACAAAGCATTGTCTTGGAACAAGTGCTTTTCATCGTTGTAGATTTTGGCGATCTGTGCGGCAGTTAGTGCGGTTGCTGATATGCGAAGAAGGGCAAGTGAACCGACCTCGAAAGCCTGCGAGTTGCCTGCGGCTAAATTGCCAATAACAAAAGTCGGAGTGGTTCCTGATACATCTCCGGCATTTGTTGATGATGTGATTAGCAGACCATCTATATACAGGCTAACCGTCGTGCCACTACGGATCAGTGCGAAGTTTCCCCATTGCCCTGTAATATTGCGAACCACCGTTGTCAGTACGTTGTTAATGTATATGTACCAAGTCCCAGTAGAAGCGATGTAGCCAAGAGCTAACTCTGTGGTGTCACGTCCAAATATATAGTCTTGCCCTGCCCCTTGTGTGGCGTCAGGTTTAACCCAGCCCATAATCGAGAAGTCACCAGTCCCGAAATCGAGATCAGCGTTGTAAGGCTGCTCAAGATAGTTCGCTGCCGAGAACCCTGAATAGCCCACAAGCTCCGCACCAGTAGCGACAGCCGCTCGTGCGATTGTGCCGTTGACGATCAAGCCTTTGGCGTTCACGGATCGATCAGCGTCTACCTCATACACCTTCACATCTCGTATTCTAAAATTATTGCCAATTGATGTGTTAGCGCTTTCAATCAGAAATCTCATGCGCCCATCACCAGTTGGACTGCCATAAGATGTGTAAGTACCAGCCCCATTTGGATAGATGGTCGGTCCACCCGAAAACATCGACGCGGCCATCGTGTTACTTGCAGAAACAATAGTGTATTCAAGTCCGTAACGTTTAGACCCATCAGTTACCATCAAGTTTGTTGCCCACTCAACCCCCGGTCGGGTTTGCCCACCTGCGGTATCCGTAAAGGTATAACTGCCGTCACCGTTATCTACCCAAGTGCCAGTTCCCACTGTCACAAATTCTGATAGACTTGGACTTATGTTACCAGAGCCAACCAGCGACACCGTAGACACCGAGGACAGGAACGCACCCTTGATGTCGCCAACCATCCAGCCTGTATTAAAGGTGGAATTTAGGAAAACCGCCATACCTTTTGAAAAGTCGCTATAGTTAACACTGTTTATAGAAACTCCGAATTTTTTTAAACCCGAAAATGCCGTTCCTATAGACGCCAAAAGAGCTGTACCATATGGCAAAACTGAGTTTGTGGTTGCAGAAACGGCGGGGATTTTCATTGTGTTTGTTAGATCACTCCCTCCAAAACCAGCGGCAAAAGTAGTTGAATAAAGAGTAGTCCGTCCATAGTTGTTTCGGGTCATCCAAAGGCCCCCACGATCATCAAATTCAACTGTGTTTATCCCAACCGTAGTCCCGCTATTTGTTACAGTCCCATCATTATTGATAACACTCACACCGCCATCAGTACCCACTGCAATCGTAGGGATTTGCAAGCCGGTTGCAGGATCGATTGGCGCGTTGGGATAACAATGCATTGTTACGTCGTTGACTGCACTGTTCACCAGCGGGGAGAGTAATCCCGTAACAACATCTGCTGTTCCGACGTTTCGATTTGCAATTATACAGCCATTAAACTCACTTGTTGTTGAGCTTCTTAGATAGCTATAATCGCGAACAAAATTAATTTGAGCCAAGCCTCCAAAAGCAAGTTGACCGATCACAAGCACACCTTGCTTGGCTGAAACACAGGATATGGTTTTGTTGTAAACTGGACGGCCAAGGCCACCGTTAAACACCATCCACATTGGTAAAGCCGGATCAGTTCCATCGTAGATCGTGACCTTATTGGCCTCTGCCAAAATAACGGCAGGGTCAGGAAACGCACGAGTTGCGCCCCGTGTTGCAGTGTTCAGTGGCTCGTTAAACCAAGAACTGGCACGAGCTTTTGCACCGTCGATCCAATCGCCACCATCCTTATCAAGTGAAGCGCTGTAAACCATCCCGGCAACCGCTGTGATGCCTTTGGATTGCGCAATGGCAAGTAGTTCTGTTAGTCCTGCTAATTTAGTTTCCTCTGCGGTGGTATAGCTTGCTGTTGTGTTCTGAAGCACAGATGAATATGCTTGTGCAGTAACACCAATTGCTGCGGGCTGTAATGCGGTATCTGCAAGAGCGCCTTGCGCGCTTGATGCAACACCAGTTAAAGCTGCCCCGTCTCCTGTAAAATCTGTCGCTGCCACAGTGCCTGTAACACTTAACACGCCACCAGTATATGTCAGTGCTGATGTTCCCACTACTATTTTGTCATCTTGCCAAACTGCAATTTGACTTATGGCACCATTACCATCACTAATTACAGGGAAGTTTGTAGCTGTTATTTGCCAAATTGCAGCGCCAACAGTATTAGCTGTACAGATATAGGTGCTACCAGTTGCGCTGTCTACCCAAAAATCACCAACCCCAAATGATCCATTACCAGCAGTACCATTTATATCGTCAGTAACAATGGGCGGAATTGCTGACGACGTATGTCTAAACGGCACACTATCTGCTAAATTAACAAATTCATTGCGCATATCTGCTGGTGAAATTTCACCAGAAGTATTATCAGGTAGGTTGGTTGCAATACTGCTTAATATGGTTTCTCTACTTGTTTCAGTCATTGACTTTCCTTATTCATGGTATTTATTACGCGATTGTACCAATAACGCCGTCCACGATCCAAGTATCACTTGCAACATGTCTGATTTTTACAACATCGTATTGGGCAGTGATCACACCGCCACCAGCAGCCACACCATTCAGGTTTACTGCGGCACCTGCTTGTATCGTTGTTGCGCCAGCGCCAAGTTGAATAATTTCACAAGTAAATCCAACAGGATATGCTGTCGTTGCAACAGGATCAATTGTAAATACGTTTGATGCTGCGTTGGACATTGTTATCATTGCGTTGGCATCTGTTAGAACAGTTGTGTATGTTGTTCCGGTTTGTGCGTTTACTTGGTGTGCAGTGGTGACGTATCCGTTTGATGTGGTAATATTTCCAGTAACTCCTACACCACTGTTGAAGTAGTTATACTGAATATGTGTGAAAATACTGGTTGCGTGGTCGTAATTGGATATACTCTTTACATATGCACCTGCTGCATCAACCTCGTTTATGGCATATGAACTTCCTGTGGTGTCAGCACCAATAACTTGACTTGCGAAAGTTACACCAAAGTTACCTGACGTAGCGCCGTTGGATAACCATAGGATACCGCCACTATATTGTGTTGTTGCTGATCCACTGACATTCAAGGTACCTGTGCCTGCGGTAACTACAAGGTCGCCCTCTACGGTGGTATCGCTCAGAGTTTTATTAAATAAAGTTTCTGTACCTGTAAGTGTGGCAACACCAGCAAGGGTAACAGTAGCTACCCCACTGATGTCAGTAATAGTAATATTGTTGCCCACAAAATTCCACGTAGCTGCATTGTCAAGAACAGTTACACCTTCTTCTTGGATCGCAGGTCGAATACCAGTTGTGATGCCATTTTCAATATCAGCAATAACTTTCTGAACATTTTTAACACTGCTACCGTTACGTGTTGTTACCAAGCCTGGGCCAACTCCGCTGCCAGTGGCAGTTGCAGCATCATTAGATATTGCGCCAAGAACTGTTACATCTTGATCAGCCAAATTAAGCAATGCAACCAGATCGTTAATTGTGTTTACTACCATTTCATCATCCTATAAGTTTATATTATTTATTGATATTCAAAGTGCATTATACCAACGACACTTCCATTATCTCAATTAATTCTTCCAATTCTGACTGTAATGATGCAATTGCAATATTTGATTCTTGTTTTGTTAACCATTGCGCATGTTGTATATTACCATATGGGTCAATTGTACCAAAACCATCAGCACGTATACTAATTGCATTTGGATTATCATTAGTGGCTGACAACAAACTATCGCCAAGTTCATTCCAAGCTGGTGACAAGTTATTTGTTTGCCCAGTTGTTGTCGCTCCGTAAGTACTCAATGCTGTATTTTCAGTCAATGCATGATTAGTTTCATCTTCAATAATATCAGCAAAGCTGTGGCCTCTGGCAATTGTGCCTTGTGTACCACGTGTTATACCTGTCAAAAGTTCAACACCAGCAAAGCCATCACTAAATCCTGCACTAAACCCACTGATAGCAGTTGCTACACCAAGCGCATTTTGTGCAGTAAGCACAGTCTTACCAGTATATGTTATACGTTCGCCATTTATCCAAATTGCACCACTTGCTTCTGATAATACACCAGTTCCTGTGTTCAGGAATGGTATAACGGTATCGCTTGGGCCAATATTAATTCCCAGTAGTACTTTGCCTGCATCGACAATCTGACTTGAATAATTGTTGCCATTTGTACCAACATGCATACGGAACGAACGAGTGGTTGTTTCGTTAATTGTGCTGTCCACTGGATTAGTCTGCACACGGATTTCAACAGTATCAAGAGTGGTAATATCCACGCTGTCATCAGCTATTTTACGCACAATTGCATCACGTATCTTACTATGGAAAGGTTTAACTGTATTGACATAGTCAAAGAAGTCATCAACGTTTTCTGTAAAGTAACGATTAAACTGCTTTTCTAATACGTCCTCTGCAATCAAATTGAAATAACTGCTTTTAAACAACCAATCAACTTCATTTTGTTCACGCAGGACATGCTTGGCCATATACAACCATAAGTCGGCATATAAGCTACTACGCTCTTCAATCCAAATACTGGTGTAGAAACTGTCAAAGATCTCAGCTAACACGCTGCTAGCTTCTTTGTCCCAACTGTTGGTATCAAATCCAACTATATCCCAACCAGTATCTCCCTGGCTGCTATCCCAAAGCAAGTCATTAAATTTAATAGTTGCTCTTTCTTTGTATATAAGATTCCATTGCGCGCCTTCATATTTCCATACGCTACGACGGATACGGTTATCAATATCAGTGCTGCTCTCTACTTGTGCAATGTCACCTTCTACTGCGGCTATGCCAGATAATTCACTAGTTGTTTGGATGAAATAATCACCAACACCACGTTCAAATGTGAATCCATTAATAGACCAATCTGCAAAATTCCAATAGTCGGTAATATCATACTCAAGTGCACCAACAGAGAATTTACGCTCAAATATCGCCTGCCAAGGAATATCACTATTGATAATATTGATGTTGCTAAATTGATCATTAATCTTATCAAGTAAAACTTCACGTGCATTATCAATTGATTTAAACCAAGTCTGGTGCGGACGAGTTTCCAGACCATATCGAACTGCTGGGTGCAGGGTGCGGTCTGGAATGCTTTGTGCTGCATTCAGACGTACAATATCAATACCATTATAATCACCGTCTGGATTATCTTTGTTGGCTTCCAATAGTGTCCAAAAATTGTTATTGGCATCGCTATCAGGATTATTATTAGTTGTGGTTGTATGGCAACGGAAAAACTGCTCTAATGTGCTCTTTACTATATTTCCTGGTGAATAGGTTGTACTATTGCTCCAAGCCACGTATTCAGAATCAACTGTGTTCTGTGCAAAGCCTGCAAGGCTATCGCGTAGGCTGATGTGCAGCCATTCAGGAATGTGCAACTTTGGATCATTTTCTGCCAACAATACAAATTCCTGATGGTAATCACTTGTATTGACATCAAAGTTTACTTGCATTACAAGATCTGTATATCCTGTTGCATTAGGCAGGCTACTGACTAATAATGTATTATCACCTGTTGCAGCTAACCAATCCACTTGTTGAGTGGTTGGATCTGCTATAACCGCTGCTAGCTGCACAACACTATAGTTACGTTCCAAGGTGGGCGTTGTTGTTTTGTTGCTAACCCAGAAGTAATAGTATGTTTCAATCTGATTGGTATTTCGATTTACCTCTAGTTCTTCACTCCAACTGTATTGTGCTTCACCAAACTGGTCTTCCAAAACATATGGTGTCCCCGTCAATTCAATACCATCAATGATTGTGCCAGCGTTTACGGCTGCAAGATATTCATCAGGTGTTACTGGACTTTTAGTCCATTCATAAATGTCAATGCTACCTGTTGGGAATAGTTGCCCCCATTGCTCTTGACGGTATTCTGGTGTGCCCTGGTCATAGTTTAGATATATAGCATTCTGCAAGTCCCACCATACAGTACCAATCTGCTTTTGGCCCCATGCATTTTCAATACGTACTTCCAACTCAGGGTCAGTTGAACTGTTATAGTATGCAAAATCAACATCACTACGTAGATTGATTTCGATATCTGCAATACCAGGGATGATACCTTTCAATGGGTCAAATACTTCAAAACGTGTTATTGTTTCTCCATCTGTATTGTTATACAGGATACCATTCTTAATTTTGCTGTTGTCTGTTTTACCATTTTCATTACGAACCAATGTTAAGCCAGCGCCAGTATCAGTTCTTCCAATAGTATACACTGCTCCATATCCCAAACTGTTATCATTGCTATCCAATAGTGCATCAACGTATATATAATCATTAGTACGCAGACCCAATGACGCTTGTACATAAGATGTATTGCTTAGTGCATTGGTCGCGTCCGCTGAGTTAGAGAAGCGAACTGAACGAATTGGTATTACTTTGCCAGTAAATCCCTTCTGCTCAATATACCTATCTATGTAAAATCCAAACTCGCCCTGCAATGACGTAACCTGGTGGATTCCATCCACGCTGGGAATACATGTTGAATTAATAATGAATACATACTCGCCAACCGCAAGGGTATGCTCTTTATTGACGAACACCAACGCATCATCACCATTTTCGTTACCAGCGCAAATTTCAGTTACACCAATTTGAAAATCTAATGTTTGATAAACGTCATAACGATTGGTTGTGCTACTAGGACCTATGGAATTAGCCCCAATATTGTCAATTGTCCAAATATTAAAGTGTGCAGGTTCCTGTGCTACATTCCAATCAGCTTCATTAAATATGTTCTGTACTGCATCAGTTAAGCTGCTATACACATTTTCATCAATACCCAATTCAATATTAGCTGTACCTGCACCAATTGTAAGTACACTACCAACGAATGTAATCAATAATGCGCCTTCAACCTGACTGGCTGTAATGCCAGTGATTGCTGCATTGTTAATTTGTGTTACTACATCACCAATGGCCAAATTAGTAAGCACCACTGATGTGTTGGTGGTTGCATTAATTGTTCCAAAATTAACACCAATGTTGGTGTTGGCTGTACCGCTACCTATTATCAAATTTTGATTAGTGCTGGAAATTTGCATTTTATTGTTAATTGCTTGCGCACTAACACCAGTTATACTTGCATTGTTTACCGCTGTCACAGCTTCTGACAACGTTAAATCAACAGGTCCTGTTACCGTTGTACTCTGTGTGGCAACATCATTGTCAGCAACCGTATATCCTAAAGCAGTATCAATTGATACACCCAAGCGGGATCCAACCAAATTACTTGTGCGTCGCAACGTAATAACATTGCCAGTTAAGGAAACGGTGATGCCAGCTGGTGCGTTAGCCAATGCTAATGCGGTAGTAATTTTGTTGCCAATTGTAGCAAGAGTATCTGTTATGTATTCTGTTGGGTTGGTTACTGTTACTTCAGTACCATCTGCAATAGATGTTCCCCCATTGGCTGCAACAAAAGCTCTAAAGTCTTGTAAATTTTCATTTACATCAGATGCTGTATTGTTGAAATCCAACAAGTTATTAACTGATAATACATCAGCATCAAACGTCGCACTATTATTATAGCTGCCGCGACCAGAAACTAATGTGTTTTCTGTTTCTGTATGCGTTCCTGCTAATGATGTGAGCAAATCCAAGTCTAATTGGATTAGAGTGCGGGCTGCACTTTCCCATGTAGCACCTATGTTGGCGGCTACTTGATCACCAACATATTCAGGATTAACATAACGGTCAGGGTTAACTGCGGCATTATAATAGTTGCCAATCCAAGTTTCCCATGCTGCTATGCTGGTCGCTGTTGTGTACGCTTGGCGCAGTGTTTCAAGTGCTGTCAAACGGCTTGCTGTTTTGCCCAGCGGATCTGATTCAGATGTGGCACTTAATACAGCAACCCAGATTGCTTGCATGGTTAAAGTAGTGTTTAACTCGTTAAATGCCACTGTTACTGGTGTAAGCGTGTTGGTAGCATTACTTGCATAACTGATCGTTAATTCACGTGATGCACTGTTTTGTATAGTTGGGTTGGTTACATTACCATCAATTACAATATCACCAAACGAAGTTGTAGTTTGAGTTTTAATAAAGTTGACATTGATACTATCCAATGTTAGAGTGCTACCGCTTGATATTACAGGATTAGTTACAGTACCATTAACTACAATGGTATCATATGTAATATTAGTACTAGATTTTGCGAACGTAACAGTATTGCCATTGGCAACAAATGTCAAGCCATTATTAACCAACGGGAATACTTGTGTGCCACGAACCACAATGTCATCTTGTATGGCAGTGAGACCAGTTGTTGCAATTGCTAAGGTGTGTACTTTACCAAATCTACGTACCATGTCGCCTTGAATGTATGCAGTTGTCTCGCTCCAATTTGGGATAAGTGCATATTTTTGTGTTGGGTCATAAATGTCACCAATATCGTCAATTGATCCTAGGAAATAATCAATTTCATTAACAATAGGAAGACCAGCATCACGAGTAAACGTTTGATACTTATTAAGGGTCTGTATACTTGTGTTGTCCAATCGCAGCACGTCAAAGACGTCAAACGGTGTACTAAAATTACCGCTGATCGCATCAGATGCACCTTTGTGTAAATCTACAATTAAATCTTCTTGACGATCACTTACAAAGGTGTCATTAAATCTAAAGTGCTGTGGATCAGTTTTTATTTTATTAGGATCAACAGCAAACTGCAACGGGTTACGCTCAGACACATCACCATAATCACCCAAACGTACCATCCATTCTTCGTAAAGTTCATGGTTAAAGGATGTACCAAAGATGTTTTTGTTTCTGGCCATTGCAGAAATCGCTGCTGATGTTCCCTTATACTTGCGCTGCCCTTTTTCAAAGTTGTATGCGCTTTTATCAGAAATAAACATATTGGTCATATATGTTGGCTTTGAGTATCCAACATTGTAGCCAATTGTTTGACGCGTTAGTCGCTCAAGTGCTTTACTTTCTGCTGATACCCAATCTTGTTCTAGTTCACGGACGCTACTTTCAATATTGAGCACAAGTCCACGATCTTGTACAATATATCCTGGTGCCTCAACACGGCCATTCCAGTTGCGGGTACGTTCACCTATTAAGTGCACACGCTTCTGGCCCACACCAATTTCTGGCTGGTAAATTGGATCATTGAACGTTGTATTATTTTGCAGAGTGATGATATGTTCAAATTCAATTACGCGAACACCAATTCCATAAATGCGATCAGACTGGTCCGCCATACCTATTTCAGTCTTTGTGTTATCTCGTAGTACCAGCATTTCTGAACGTCTAATTTTCTTAAACTTATTATCCAAAATGTTGACTGCGCCATCATAATTGACATCAATTGTTTGAAGCAGACCACGCTCCCCCTGGTAATAATCTAATGCAGTGACAATACCATTCACAAAAAACGGTTCTGTTTGTGTAGCATCAAGTGCCCATGCAATAGCTTCAAGAGCATCTACTTCCCATTCAGCAACTACATCAAATCCAATACTGTCATAATACTTGCCAAGACCTAATAGAAACTGATACAACTCTTGACGTTTAATAAATCTGCTACGGTATGGAATACGTTTTATTTCATTGCGCCATTTAAGATGCTTGACAACCTCAGTATTACCAACGTTTACGCTAACAGCTTTGCCAGCTGTACTTGGTGATAGGAATTGGAAATAAGCACTGTCTAAGTCATAACCTGTTACCTGATAGCTGGAGTCAGCTAGTTTTTCAATTTTGACACCAGAATAAAAGGCGGTCTTGATAGGTGCATTACGGTCAATTAAGATATCATAACTATTGTCTGGAATTTTAATGTTTCCGCTTGAAAAGTCGCCATCGATTTCTATTGTCATAATACGCTTGTCAGTGTAGCCACCAACGTGTAGCATATAGTTCAATTCCAAATTTTCCAGGCGGTCTGCCAAGTTATTAGTATGGGTTTCAATCTCACGGTATTCCTCAGCTGGTAAACTATTAAATCCAAGATGTGTTACTACAAAGTCAAAATCCAAGCTAAATTCTAGTTCTGCGCCTACCGCACCTGTGCTCCCTGTAAGGACAACTGTTGGTGCGTTATTAAAGCCTCTACCTGGCTGTTGTATAGAAACACCAACAACTCCGCCGCTGTTTGTATAAGCAACAGCCTCTGGGTTGTGGTAGCATACATTATCTGCTATAAATGCAAGGTCCAAGGTTGTATAACCAGTGCCAGGAGCAGTCACTTTAATTTTACTGATGACACCATCAGTAATTAATTGGTTGTGCAATTCTGATATATGCTGACGTTGGCATGTGTCTGGATCAATCCATTGTTCCTGTGTTACTGTACGATTGCGCTCCCATCTGGCAAGTTGCCAGAATGTTTCATGTGTACGGTATGGTTTTAGTTGCAAATATACTTCAGCAAGAGCAAACAGATACTCGCTACTTTTACGCCACTTGTTTTCGATTTCACTCCAGTCACCAAATACAAAGCTCTGGCTGGCAGGCTGTGCTGATGGTGATGGTACCACTTGTCCGCTAACAGGATTATTTAAAACTGCTAATCCGTTATCACTGACAATCGAATTTGCAGACCAATTATAGCTGTTTCTTGCATAACGTACATCAACAAAGTCTGCGCTGGTTGCGTTGCCTGTTATACCATATGTAAGCGCATTTTCCAACGCGGTGCGCAATGCTCCTGCAGTCCAAGAATACGTTGCATCCCACCAAACTGGCTTTACTGAGTGACCAAGCATCTCCCAAGGATGAGTATGTGGGCGATCTGTACCAAAATAATAAACATAAACTGAACGCCAGCTACCTAAATTAGGGCCAACTGATGAATAGTTCCAAGTAAATTCGTTACCATTATCGTACGCAACATCATCAATTACACTGACATTATTGCGCACTGCCCAACGATTGTACCAATCATCAAGCCGTATATTTAGATCTGCAACATTGTACGCAAGTTTGCGGTGCGGCCCAGGATAAAACTCATTCATGTCAGCAACAATATCATCACCAACAAAGTGCGCATCAACAAGGTTGTTATATATACGAAGTTCAAAATCCCACAATACAGCGGTTTCAATATCAAAGCTTGTGGAGTTCATATCAACTACACTTGTACCAGTTATTGCATGCCGTGAACCATCGTGCCCTATTAGTTCGTCGCCTACAATTTCCACCTGAGTGGGCTTAAAGAATCCTAGCTTAACTGCGCTAAATGGCACATGGCTAACCTGTTTGTGATCATACCAACGAATTGTAACCACTGCACCGTTTGTTACGGCAGTAGTTAATGTGATATTTGGACCCTCTATAATGTATTCAGTACCTCTGACCAGCGGACGTTCCAGAATTACACCAGCAGCGGAAACAAATTCTTTAACATAAACTTGCACGTGATTTTGTGTATCACCATAGCGGTTAACAACTTCTGGCAAGGCCAATGTGGTTAACGTTGTGGTAATATTATATGTAAGTGAACGCGCTTGTTTGTAATAAAGCATATCGCTATGCGCGTACTTAAATGTATCATTCTTGCCCAAGTTAATATCACTTAATGCGCGATCAGTCAACTCACGTATATTGCTCCAGCTTTCTGTTGTCCATAGCTGTTTAGCCTTGCTTCGCAGTGATTTCTTAAAGTTTGCATAATCAATCGAAAAGCTCTTCAGGGCACGGATAGGATTAATATCCTCCTGGTCCATTAAATGCTGTACATTTTTTGTGCGGAATCGCTGTTGACGGATTAGGCCATCAAATGTATTTAGGCGCAATGTGTTGTAATAATTATTGACTCCAACTGTGCTACCAGTAAATCCTGGCAATGCCGCCATCTGTCGTGTAAGGTGATTAATTATGTCATCATATCCAGCACCAGTAAACGCCTTGTTATCATTGTTATAGAAATGCACAGGTGCAACATCGTATACTGCATTTACAAGATCAGTGTTGGCAATATATTGCAATTCAACAACATCGTATACCACGCAGCCTGTAACTGTAATACTTGATCCAGCGCGTGTGAAGTCTTGGTTTTCAATTAACCGCTGTCCATTTTTTACAATTGAATAGCGTTCATGGTTATTATTATTGATAAAGATCTCACCAAATTGTGTTTGTATTTGTCTATTTTCATATATAACACGGTCATATTTGTATTGACTGCTGATGTTAAGTGTGTATGTTGTATTGTTAATTTGTGTTAATGTAATATCCCCGTCAAAGATTTCAATTGCACCGCCAGAGATCCAAGCAGTATAATCACCACTGTCAGTTCCCTGCAATTCAATTGTAGTACCATTGATTACTGTAATTACTTTGGTAATATCATTTAATTCTACACTACCAACAGTATTGGTTATTTTTACACTATCGCCAGTTTTCAAGGCAGCGGTTGCTGCAACTGTTAATTGTACAGGGTCATTGGAAACTAATGTGACTCCTGTTATATTCATTGGCGCCACACGCATTGGCGACACAAACTGGATAGGTGTTGTACTATCGTCAACCAAAACATTGATTGTATAATCAGTATCTGATTGCCACACAAAGTCTGGATTCGCATATCCTATTGCCGTAAGGTCAATATAACTGTGATCATACCATTGGTATGCACCATTTTCGTATGTTACCGTAAATTCAGTAGGTTGTGAAACTGCCGTTGTCCCAAGGTCAAATACAATGTTGTCATTGTTTGCTGCAACTTGCGTCTGCATAACTGGAACACGTTGTCCACCACGGATGTTACTCCATCCATTGTAGTATTCAACATTGACAGAATCTTTCCAATAATATAGACCGCGTATTTCAGAACTGTCAGTCAATACACTCTGATTATAGCGATTGTTATTAAGTGTCCATTCAAATCTGTAATTACTAAATGATCCCTGATCATTAAATGCTGGTGAAAAGCCTAATTCACGGTCAAAAGCGCCAGCAGTAGTTTCCTGGTAACCAAAGATTTTATCACCAACAAAATCAGAATCACTATACGCATCTAGTGCTGTTAATTTATCATCATAAAGAACAAATTTTGGAAAGTCTCCACGACTTTCTTTATTTTGTGCCTGTTTCCAAGTAGTGCCATTAAAGCAATAAATTGCTCCGTTATCTGTTCCTTTAACAACAATAACATAATCGTCAGCAATAAAGTTATCAATAGGAGAAGGTGCCTCAGTAATAGTAATGCTGGAGCCCACTCCGCCCACTACGTAAGCTTTGTTGGCAGTTGCCGCCTGTACTCCACGATTGAATGATGGACCAAAACTTGGTCCAAATGCGCCGACGGAAGATAATTCAAGATCTGCTAGTGCGTCAAATGCTACAAGAATAATGTCGCCATTCTGAAGTGCATTTTCGCTATCAATGTTGTAAGCAGGTATACCACTGAGTATTTCTGTAATTTGGTCTATGTTAACGGCATAATCTACAGTGTCAACATAATTTTTGCAGGTATTGAATAATTCCATGTTTGCATGGAATTCAATAATTGGCCTGTCAGAACGGGTACGAGTGTTAATATACGCTTCCAGATCCAGAGTATTGTACTCGACTGCGGTACGCAATGCATGTATACTAAACCACTTGTTTGAACGTGCCCAGGGATTTTTGTCCTGGGACCAGCGCTCCATAACAACGTAGCTTTTATTCAAACTAAGATCATCGCGCAGCGCGGTGGTGGTAACATTATATTCCTGGAAATTTGCAACTCCATCCCATGCAGTGGTATCATAATCAACAGTATCATAACCTTCAGATGCTGCAATTGCATAAGGCGTATTTGATACAAATGTAATCTTACCTGTTGCATTTACTTGCTCAATTAGTTTGATACCATGTCTACCGCCAACGTTCTCTACATAATAAATTGCATCCACTGCATAGTTACCACTGGTGCTGGTTGCATGTGCACCAATAAATTGTACACGGATACCGCTGACAAATTTTACACTTTGATAATTTTCAAGACTTGGTGTAGTATATTGGCTCTGGGAAGTAATATCATCAATATCAATTGGATTGGCTATAGTAGCTTCAATTACAATAAGCGGAATCTCACCTTCAAGCCAGTAGTAGTTGCGATAGTTAACAAGCATATCAGAGTTAATTGGTAAATCCAATACATAGCCTGGTTCACTAAAGGTGCGGTCATGGTTGTTAAGATTTGCGCCCAGGCTTTCAATACGGTCTAACCAATTGATATAGCTGGTTGTTTGTTGTGTTACACCAGCTGCACGTTGTACAACACCTGGCAGGAATTGGTAATTTAACCGCTTATCGTCTGTTTCGGGATTGAATAATTCGGCATTAGGATTATAATTGCGGCCGCTGAGGCGACCCCAGTATGCATCAATACTTTGTGTTGAGCCAGAGCTTAAAAGTTGATTTACTGTGGAACCAAAGAACCGCTGTAATGATTCAGTGCGATTAATTTCTGGTAGGAATTCACTATAATCTTGAATATCCTGTGTTAAATTGCTCTCTAAACTTTGTGTAAAGTTCTTTACGTTTGTTGGTTTGGCGCTGTAGTCGTTAGCCATATGTTTACCTTAATGCGTTCAATGAATCGACAATGTCGATATCTCTTAATGTTACGTCTGGAATGAATAGTTCATTGCTTTCTGGGATGATTTGGAATAAGTCTCCAAATACACTGTTACTTTGCGTCGGCGTGATAACAATGCTAGCTATTACACCTGGCAGTTGCTGGTGTATGTATGCACTTAGTTCAGTAAAGTAGAAAGTTTCACCGAAATCCCAATTATCAATATTAAAAAATTCGTTAATTGCGGTCAATACTTTAGATTTAATTTCGTTACTTGTCAATGTTGTACCTGATACTTTCACAATCTTAAATATACCTTGCAGTTCAACGTCAGCCAGCTCACCAAACAAAATTTTATATTCTGCTGCACGATAAACAATACTATCGCTGATTGCTTTTTTACTTTCAATACCTGTAAACTGTTTTTCAAGTGCTATATCGGTTGGTGCGTCTGGTTTAGTTGCTGGTAGACGGCTATCTGCAATCCACTCTCGGTATTTATTATCGTAATTTTGGTTAAGAACGAAGATGTCAATAATGTTACTCAAACTAGGGTCAATACGGTAATTACTTGTACTGATACGGCGCCAGGTAAATGTTAGTTTTTCTCTGCCAGAAGTAGATACACCAGTGTCACTGCGAACTGTATAAGTATGCCCGTCCTCAGTGATAGTATTTAATGCAATCGTGTCTGTTCCAGCAAGCATTTTAAATGCAAGTGGGTTGTCAGGATAATTGTCATTGTCAATATCAGCCAACGTTACAATTACCTTACGATCATCAGTATAACCATCTGATTCTGTAAAATAACGATGGGTAAAGAAAGGCAGTGATTCTGCTAATGGAGAAAGTCCTCCGCCGGGCTGAGTATTTGTGCTGCTAATTAAAATACGATCACGTTCTGGTTTATTTGTTTCAACATTGAATCGACGCTTACCATTTTGGTTATAAAATCGAATGTTGGTGTCACTACCAAATACTATACGAGAACGTCGTGATATAAATTGCCATGCATTTGCACTATAATTTACACGTATAATCCAGCTATGGTCCAAGTTGCTATTTGAAGCATTACCAGCATTGGCAAAGCTAAAGTTATCTGGATCGTTTTCGCTAATTGGTGGCAAATCGCCAGCACGGATAATTTTCCATAGTCCTGTATCACTTTCAAAACGCAAACCGAAAGTATTAAGCGCTGCAATTTCATCAATTATGGCATTCTTTTCATCTGTGCTAAACACAGTATTGTAGGAAGGAAAAATACGGCTAACACGGGCAGTATTGGGGATGCTTTTATTAAGAATTATAGCACCTTGCCCTCTGCTGGTAATACCAGTTGGGTTACCATTATTATCAGTTATGCCCTGGCCTTCGCTTACTATATCAATAACCCTTGCCCAGCCACGAGTTGCAGTTGTTGCTGCCGCAACAACCATTGCACCAGTCCCGCTTCCGCCAATAATCTCAATTACAACAGGATTCTGATAACCAGAACCACCATTTGTAATTGTAACCACTGCCAATTGTCCGCCTGATATTGTTGCTGTGGCCGTTGCGCCTGTACCTGTTCCACGTATTGCAACTGATGGTTGACTAGTAAATCCTGAACCTGCATTAACAATAGTAAGTGTGGTACCAATAACACCAAGTGTTCCTGAATTATACGGTGACTCAATAAACTCTACAATGGAGCCAGGACCTGCATTACTTAAATCATTGACTGATGTGGTACCTGCCTTTTGTATTGCACTATTTTGTGTAAGGTAACCTGTTGATCCTTTATATCCAGATGTAATTTGCTGCCATTCATAGCTGGCGGCGACAGTGCTAAAGTCAACATCTTTAACAGTGTATTTGTCATAAAACAAATTGATAATTTCTGGGTTTTCAATTAGATCAGCAATGTATCTCTCATAAATCTGTTCGCTTGATAATGTTGCTGGCAAGGCTATGCTATTGCGATACGTAACACCCTCGCTATAGATGTAACCATCGTCA